CTCTTCCGATCTAGAGGATGCTAGATTAAAAAAGATTCAAGAACTTAGAGACGAATTTTTAAATACCTTAGAAGAAGAGACTAATATAAATAATCGAAGAGTTATAGGAGAAAAAGAGTTCGAGCTTCAGCAGGTAAAAGATAAATATACTTTATTATTAGCACAGGCTAAAAAATACAAACAAGATGCTACAGAACTAGTAGAAAACAGAGAGGCAGCTATTCAAGCGATAGAAAAGAAATACGACAAAGAAGATAAAGATAAAACGGATAAAAAAACAGCAGAAGATATAGCTGTTTGGAATGCTAGAGTTCAAGTAGCACACGATGCTTTAGGAGCTATTAACGGATTAATTCAAGCACTAGCAGACGATAACGAAAAGTCAGCTAAAAGAGCTTTTGATATTAATAAGGCTGTAGGTATAGCTCAAGCTATTATGAGTACGGCTCAGGGTATTATGAACGCTTACGCTAGTCCTGTAGACGTTGCTTCAGGTATGGCTTTTGCTAAGAGTGCTGTAATTGCAACCACAGGAGCTGCTCAGGTAGCTACGATAGCGAGTCAACAGTTCCAAACATCAGGAGGTAACGCAGGAGACTCTCCTAGCTCTCCTAATGCACCAACAGGAGGAAATACTACTCCACAGTTTAACGTAGTAGGTAATTCTAACGTAAATCAGTTAGCTCAGTTACAGATGCAACCTACAAAAGCATTCGTAGTAAGTGGAGATGTAAGTACAGCACAGGCTCTAGATAGAAATAAGATTCAAAACGCAACAATATAACAATATAAAGGTCTAATTATTATGAGAATAGTAGAGTTAATCATAGACGAAAAACAGGATAATGCAGGTATTGACGCAGTATCTGTAGTAGAAAACCCTGCAATAGAGGAAGATTTTGTAGCTTTAAAGAAGCATAACGTAGAATTAAAGACTATAAACGAAGAAAAAAGGGTTCTTATGGGAGCTGCTTTAGTTCCTGATAAGCAAATTTATAGAAGAAATGAGAAAAATGAAGAGTATTATATATTTTTCTCCGCTAACACCATACTAAAAGCTAGTCAATTATTCTTTAAAAAAGGTAATCAAAACAACGCAACTACTGAACATAACGAAAAAGTCTCAGGAATGACTTGTTTTGAGTCTTGGATTGTAGAAGATAAAGACAAAGATAAGTCTGCTTTATACGGTTTTGATGTTCCTGTAGGTACTTGGATGTTATCAATGCAGGTAAACAATGATGACGTATGGAAAGACGTTAAAGAGGGTAAATATAAAGGCTTCAGTATAGAGGGCTATTTCCAAGAAAAAGAAGAACTAAACAAACAACTTTCAGAAGAGGAAGTTTTAAATCAAATAAAAGAATTAATATCAAAATTTAAAGTATAATGAATACAACAAAATCAGTTTTTAACAAGGTTTTCGCAGAGAAGAAAACAGAACTTAATACTCAAAGAGTAGAGTTAAAAATGTCAGACTATAAAAAATTTATGTCTGAGCTAGAAAAATTAGATAACACTATAGAAAAAGAAATAGAAAGTATTTTAAAAAGATTTGAGGCTATTAGAGAAGATAGAACGGAAGTAAGTAAAAAAAGCATGTCTGTTGCTAAAATATTTAAACAAGCTGAGAAACAAGTCGAGAAAGACATTAAAACTGCTAATGACTTAGGTGTACCCTCAGCAGCTAAAGCTTTTTATTCTGAGTATCAAAAAATCAAAAACTTTGAAAGTAAAATACAAAAAAGGATTAATAAACTAACTGTTCAAATGAGATAATATGCCAAAGAAAACAGATAAAAAAGTCCCTTCTAAAACATCTCCTAAAGGAGGAAAAAAAGGATGTCTTTGTAAAGACGGTAAATACTCTAGAAAGTGTTGCGATGGTACAATGCAGGCTCAGGGTTACTAATAAAATAAAACAGAGCTTACTGTATAAAGTCTTATAAATATAAATTAATAAACAAATGAATACAACAGAAATTTTAGGAAAAATTAAGACGCTTCTTTCAGGAACTGAGGAAGTAAAATTAGCATCTGCTAAATTAGAAGATGGAATCACTATCGTAGAATCTGAGAACTTTGAAGCAGGAGATGAGGTAGTAATTATTTCAGAAGATGGAAAAGTAGCACTTCCAAAAGGTGAGTATACTCTAGAGGATGGTAAGAAGTTCAGAGTAGAAGAAGACGGAATTATTGCTGAGGTAATCGGAGAAGAGAAAGAAGAAGAAGTAGCTCCTGAGAATCCTGAAGTTGAAGAAGAAGTAGACGCATCTAACGAGCCTGCAAGTCCTAAAAAGATTGTTGAGTCAGTTTCTAAAGAGTCTTATTTTTCTGAAATTGAAAAACTTAAATCTGAAATCGAAGCTCTTAAAGCTGAGAAAGAAGAACTTTCTAAAGAAGAGGTAGTAGAGGAGAAAGAAGAAAAGAAAGAAGAAGTAAAAGAAGAGGTTGAGCTTTCTAAAGAAGAGGAAGTAGAGCCTATCGTTTACAACCCTGAGAACAAAGAAGATGTGAAATTAAAGAAAACTTTTTCTCCTAAGAGACAAAGAAATATCATGGATTCAGTTTTCAGCAAACTAGCAAACAAATAATTAATAATAATTAAATTTTAACAAAATGGCTAATTCATTAACCACAACTTACGCAGGCGAATTCGCAGGCGATTACGTAGCGGCAGCTTTATTGAGCAGTCCTACACTAGAAAAAGGTTTGGTAACAGTTCTACCAAACATTCACTACAAGAGAGTGATGAAAAAATTAGGAACTACAGGAGGAGCGTTAGTAGACGCTACTTGCGACTTCGACCATAACATGGACATCAACATTACTGAAAGATTATTAACTCTTAAGGAATTACAATCTAACGTACAATTGTGTAAAAAAGATTATAAGCAAGATTGGATTGCAACTCAAGCAGGATACTCTGCTTACGAAGCGCTTCCTAAGTCTTTTGCTGATTTCGTTATCGGTCACGTTGCAGGAATGGTAGCTGCTAAGAATGAGACCAACATTTGGGAAGGAGACGAGGATAACTCAGGAGAGTTTGACGGATTCGTTACTCTAGCTTTAGATGACGCTTCAGTTATTGATGTAGCTTCTCATGCTGCGATTACCGCAAGTAACGTAATCGATAAATTAGGAGCCTGTGTAGATGCAGTCCCTGCAACCCTTTTCGGTTCAGAGAGCTTAAAAATCTACGCGTCGCAAAATATCATTAAGGCTTATGTTAGAGCTTTAGGTGGTTTCGCTACAGGTGGACAAGGTGCTGCAGGTACTGATTCAAAAGGTACTCAATGGTTCAACGGACAAGAACTTTATTTCGACGGTATTCCTGTTGTTTTAGCGAATGGCTTGTCTTCCGATACTGCTATGGTTGCTGAGTCTACAAACTTATTCTTTGGAACAGGTTTAATGTCAGATTTGAACGAAACGAAATTTTTGGACATGTCAGACATCGACGGAAGTCAAAATTGCCGTGTAATCATGCGTATGCAGGCAGGTGTTCAGTACGCTATTGGTTCAGAGATTGTTCTTTACCACGCATAATTAATATTTAGGGAGGAGAAAGCCTTCTCCCTTTTTAACTTTTAAAATTTTATACAGATGTCATGTGATATAATAGCGGGAAGAGGTGAAGCTTGTAAGAGTGCTACTTCCGGAATTATTTCTGTTTATATGATGAATTACGACGATTTAGATGTACCTGCCAACACTACGTTTGGCTCGGCTGCTGAATCTGATTTAATTACAGCTATAGCAGGAGGTTCTACAAACTTATACAAATTTGCTCTAAAAGGAAACAACAGTCTAGAAACAAATATCGTAACTTCTCGTGAGAATGGTACGACATTCTTTGAGACTATGTTAAACATAGAGCTTAAGAGACAAGATGCAACAACAACTAAAAACGTCAAATTGATGGCTTATGGTCGCCCAAGAATTATCGTTCACACGAGAGGTGACCAATGGTTCATGTGTGGATTCGATCAAGGAATGGATATAGACTCAGGTTCTATCAGTTCAGGAAGTGCCTTAGGAGATTTTAACGGCTACAAATTGAGCTTTAAAGGCGAAGAAGAGGTAGCTCCACAATTTATTGATTGTACTACTGAAGCAGCGTTAGTAACTCTAATGGGAGGTAGTGTAGTTATAAACTAGTTTCATTTTTATATACTTGTTTTGGGGATAGCTTAGGCTGTCCCTTTTTTTTGCTTGAACATTTGCCTTAAATATTAGTCTTATTATTATATGATAATCTTAAAGAACGATACTAATCCACAAACTTTTAAATTTATACCTCGTAAATCCTACGACAGTATGTTTATTAGGGATGAAATGACTAACACAGAAACACAGGTTACAATAACTTTAGCAGGTACTAACGACTATTATAATGAGATTACAGCGACTTTCTCACTAGTAGAGGATAGATTCTATAATCTAACATTAAAACAAGGCTCTGAGGTCGTTTATAAGGATAGAATATTCTGCACAAATCAGGTTATATCAGAATATAGTATAAACAAAGACGAGTATACAGAGAACAACAGTACAAATGATTTTATAATTTATGAGTAATAACGTACATATTTTAAACCTAGCAGCTTATGAAGCTCCTGAGGTAATAGAAACAAAGAAAGACGATTGGGTTACTTACGGAGATTCTAATTCTTATTATGATTTTTTAATAAATTCGTATAAGAATTCTGCTACAAATAACGCAATTATTAACAACGTATCTAGGTTAGTATACGGAAAAGGATTAAGTGCCTTAGATGCCTCTAAAAAGGCTAATGAGTATGCTCAAATGATGACCTTATTTTCCCCTGAAGATTTAAAGAAAGTTATTCTAGACTATAAAATGCTAGGACAGGGTGCTTTCCAAATTCATTATGATAAAGGACATAAGAAAATTATTAAAGCTATGCATATTCCTGTGCAGTTGTTAGCTAGTGAAAAGTGCGACGAATACGGAAATATTAACGGTTATTATTACTCCGATAATTGGGAAGATACTAGAAAATATATTCCTAAGAGAATACCTGCTTTTGGAACATCTAGAGAAAAAGTAGAAGTATTATGCTTTAAAAACTATACTCCATCTATGAAATATTATGGAGTGGTTGACTATCAAGGCTGTTTGCCATATTGCACTCTAGAAGAAGAGATAGCAGATTACTTAATAAATGAGGTTCAAACAGGTTTCTCTGCTAGAACTATCGTTAACATGAACTCAGGAATCCCTACAGAGGAACAACAACAGTTGATTAGTAATAAAATTATTGACAAATTGACAGGTTCAAGAGGTCAAAAAGTCATCGTTGCATTTAACGCAGATGAAACTAATAAGACTACTGTTGAATCATTACCTCTAGGAGATGCTCCTGAACATTACGAATTCCTGTCTTCTGAGTGCTTAAGAAAGATTATGTTAGGACACCAAATTACGAGTCCATTATTATTTGGAATAGCTAACGCTAACGGATTCTCAAGTAATGCCGATGAATTAAAGAACTCTAGTATTCTTTATTCAAATATGGTAATTAAACCAATGCAGGAGAAAATAATAGACGTTCTAGACCAAATACTAGCACATAACGGTATTGCTTTAAAACTATATTTTAAGACGTTACAGCCTTTAGAATTTACAGACCATGATAAAATCGAAGACGAAGAGGTAAAAGAAGAGGAAACAGGATACAGTTTTTCTAAAG